AATGCGTGCAGCTACATCTTCGTAGTTATCTAAGAAACTCACTTGGACACCGCCTGAGCTGATGCGTGACGGCCTACGGCTCGACCGCGTTGATAGCCTTCTTTGTGGCCTTCTTTGTAGCCCATTGAATAGCTGACAATCGCCCAAAGAATACAGGCGAGCGCCATAATAAAGAATAAGCCGATTTCACTTGTTGTCATTTTTGCTCCCGTGGGAGCCTTGTCGAATGCTCCCAGATACAGAGTGACATCTATGTCCGACATGGTCAAGAATCAAGCGTATTTTTCGGCGTGTCCTCGCTCTGTTTTTGTTTTGCTTTGAGTCCATTACCAGCTAGAACGCCGCCAAGTGAGCCAGTTAAGAAAATGGCTAACGTCTTAAGTAAATCTATGAAAGCTGCATCGTTAGGTGCTTGTCCACCGATTGGCTGAGTAACAAAGATAAGTGCGTAAGTGATACCTAGTGTGACTATGAGAAATACTGCCGCAAGTGTTGATCCAATGATAAGGATAAGCTGCGCATGGACGTCTTCTGGATTACGGCGTCGTGCCGGCTTCTGGATAGAATGATCCAATGATGTCTTCAGTGCAAGTTCCAGTAGCGATGCACGCTGGCTTCTGACATTCTGGTTTCTCCCAGTTTTCATAGACTTGGCACTCATATCTAACCGAATCTCCTAAATTGCAGGAAGATAAGGCTAGCAATAACAAGCCCAGCCCTATCCACCGCCACACTTATTTCTTGCCGAGTCCGTAAGCTGCATCTTTTGGATTAAGAAACTTGGCCGCTGGGGCTAATAGCCCAGCAAGAAAAGCATTGACCAAGACTTTTGGATCCGAAATGCCAGACATATATAGAGCTGCAACGGCCGAAATTGAAGCCCTCAACCAAGATGCTCCTGCTGATTTTAATTCGTTCATTTTTTTTTCTCCTTTGGCTTCGCCTTTTGGATTAGCTCAACCACTGGATATTCTCCTGCATAGGTTGTCAAGCGAGCGCGAGCGAAACCAACGATTTCTTTGCCGATGTAGCGTTGCTTAACCATCACCATTCCGCCGTTGCGTTGATCTCCAGTGCCGGACGTATTGCCTTCGATGCAATAGACGCTCGTTGCGCCAACCTTGACCACGATTCCGATGTGGCTAATGCGATCAATGCCATCGTGTGGAAAGTCCATAAAGCATAAATCTCCAAGCTGCGGCTTATCATCAATCCAGCGTCCAAGCTCTTTCATCTTATGAGCTCCAGCAGCCGTTGAAACCATTGACGGAATCTTGACTTTTGCCTGGTCAAAGACCCAGTTGCAGAAGGATCCGCACCAGGGCAATCCATCGGCCTTTGTGAACTTGCCGTATTTGGTCAGATTCTCGCCAGTCTCGACTGTGCCGACTTCAGCTAGTGCAACTTCAATAATCCGTGCAGCAGTGCCTTCAGGATATGTCATCGCGTTCCCAGACTGGCATAATCCATTGACAGGTTGTTTCATCAAATCCAAGATTGCCTTCTGGCTCTGGCGCGATAAAAGCATCTCTGGCTTCGTCATAAGTAAAACCTATTCCTGCATAGTTAAATCTTATGTTGGCATTGTAGGAAGTGCGCTTGCAAAGTTGTCCTCTAAAGTTTCCGTACCAAGTTTCTGGATCTAAACCTTCAATAGTTTCAGTTTCGTCAATACCAACAATAACTTCTGTCACAAGGCCGTCTGTAATAAATGCATAGTGTGCCATTATGCCCAACTCACATTTCCAGTGCCAGCAGTAATTGTGGTAATTTTATTGCTGCCACTTGTTGATGTTGATCCAGTCAAACCAGCGCCGATTGTAATTGTTTTAGTGTCAGCATATTTGAGAATCACAATTCCCGAACCGCCATTACCGCCACTGGTGTTAATTCCACCGCCACCGCCACCGCCTGTATTAGCCGAGCCAGCAGAATCGGATGCTCCGCCGCCACCTGTTCCAGCCGTTCCACCGTTACCTGCACCACCGCCAGCATAAGTAACAGAGCTACCAGTAATCGATACAGCTACGCCATCTCCGCCGTGTTTGCTGCCGTCTGTATTGCCCGCCTCGCCAGCACCACCGCCACCAGCAGCAGTACCGTTACCGCCTGCATATCCTTGATTAGCAGTTCCTGCACCACCGGTACTGATTCCGGAGCCACCACCAGAGCCACCGCTATTTGGGCTATACCACCCGCTAGCGAATACACCAGCACCGCGACCACCGCCTGTAGAAGTAACTGTGGACAATACTGAGTTGCTCCCATTAGTTGCTATAACTGAATTGTGCTGACCACCAACACCACCAGCACCAACGGTTACGGTGTAGTTAGTGGAAGGAGAAAGATTTAGTGCAGTTTCTAAAGAACCACCACCGCCTGTGGTTGTAACAGTTGAACGAAGTCCACCAGCACCACCACCGCCTGCTTCGGCGGTTTCAACGGCACCACCACCGCCACCACCAGCAACAACAAGATAATCAACGGCAAATGTTCTAGGCCTTCCACTACTAGACATAATTCCAAGCATCGGAGTCATTATGCAATATCTCCAAAAACAATCCAAGAATTAGCAGCTAATTTTTTACAAGTTGCACCTGAGTTAGCCACACGCAATTTAGGCGTGGCACTTGTTGCACCCGTTGAAATCACTGTTGTTGTACCTGGAGTGACTGCGCCGATTGTTGGCTGACCTGCACCAGTAATCCAGAACACATTGATTTCTGTGCCAACTGCAAAGTTAAAAGTTGCATCGGTTGGAATGTTGAATTGCTGAGTTGCAGCGTTATTCATCGAGAAGATATTGCCTTCATCGCCAGAGGCGAATGTGTATGAAGCAGTCTTGGCAGAATACGTTGATGGAATTACATCTGGATCAATCCAAGTAAAAGCCATATTGGTAGCTGATGTCTTTGACAACACTTGACCAGTTGTTCCACCAAGTAGATATTGCATCGATGTATCAACGCCCTGCCCGAATACATTGAAATCTGCTGGAAGGTCAGTTACCAGATCTGTTGCAGTCGGCATGACCCAGCCGAAGTAGGTTGTTGGATTAGCCATTCTTTGTTCCTTTCATCATGAGACGATTGTAGCGTTTGCCCAATCTAAAGTCGGCGACACGGTATTCCATGCTTCCGTTATTGGTACGTCATTCCAGCGCATGGCATTGAGCGAATAAGCCAATGGCGACATGAGAAGAGTGATGTCAAGCTGATTGTAAGAAGCTCTGAAAGTCCAGCCTTCCACAAAGCCTTGGAAGGTTCCAGACGACATATTTGGCGGAAGGTCATTCAAAGCTATTGGCTGACCCATAAAGATATTGATTAGGTCGTCACGATCTGCATTGTCTAGCTCTGGATTGGTCAATGCGTAAGTAATGGAATCAAAGATTGGCTGCGGATAAGCACGCAGTGCAAGATAGAACGCAGCTTGATCTTCGGCATCGTGTAAGTGTCGCAAGGTCGTTGTAAAGATTTGTGATAAATCGCCATAGATTGCAATAGATGCTGGATCTGTGTCGCTGACTTGATTTGTCGAGTTTTGGCCGTAGCTGATTGTGATGTCATTTCTGACATCGCCCGCCCTTGTCTTTATGGTGATGCCTTGCCCTAGCGCGTGATTAGCAGTGAGATCCGTGTATCCATTAGCTGCAAGGTAATTCGTCCGGTGAGTCGAATCTGCATAGGAAATAAGGCCGGAAGCGTCCTCGTATAAATAACCTAGACCGCTACTGGCGAGCGCGGCGACTAAGTCATAGATGATGATGCGATCTGATGAGCGTTGCGCCAGCTCATAATTGCCTGGAGTGTCAATCTCACCAAGTCCGTTATTTTCAGCATCTTGCCATTGAACAGTCGGATCATAGGTTGCCCATGTGAGAGCTGCTGGAACCTGTTGCCATTGAGCTAATAAGACTTCGCGCAAGATTGTTTCTATCTGGTCGCCGTCAAAGTCATGAGACAAGACGCCATCTGTGAGAGCCTTCTGAAGCCTTGCAAGGGCTCCTAGAGCGGTGATGGTGACTTCCTGAGTGTATGCGCTAGAGCCAACCTGAGAGACGCTTACGGCAATATCCACCACTGATCCGCCAAAGATTGGCACATAGACCGCCGATGTGTCCTGGACTTCAATCGAGATTGTGTCGTTGATTTCGTACGGTAATGTAGCTTGATTGAAGACGATGAGATTGACTGAGCAATAACCGGCTTGAGCCTGCTCATAGATATTTGTGCGTCCTGATGTGATTGTCAGATTGGCCAACACAGAGTCGGTGACATCAACGCCGTCAATTTTAACGCGCCAGACTGGAGCCCACTGTGTCATTAGATTGCCTGAAGTGCGGACGCTCCGCCAGTGCCACGATAAAAGGAATCGTTAAGAGCCTTAATAATTGTGCGAGCAGTGCCTTCGGCATCGATTGCGCCATTGACTGTGAGATTGATTCGGGCAGCGTTCTGAGAATCTGTAAAACCGCCGCCGCCTTGAGCAGCTAAACGCGCCGCATTCTGTGAATCGGTAAATCCTCCGCCCACGCGAACTGCTCCTGAAACGGCTGAAGTGACGCCAGCCGATGATGTTGTTGTAGATCCTGTTCCGGTCGAAGCCGTAACACTTGGAACGGAGATTGTAGGAATGCTAGGTGTTGCAGTAGTTGTTTTTGGAATTGTGACATTTGGAACGCTAATTGATGGAGCTGAAATCTGAGAGACGTTAGGCAAGAATGGAATGGAGTTGTACACACGAATAAGAGCGTTAATTCCAGCCACGGCTCCAGAGATCAATGCGTTTAGGCCAGAGATGACCGCCCCGATGACGTTGATGATTCCGCCAGCGATTTCGCCAACAACCTTGAAAGCTCCTCCTAAGACTGTGACTAGAACCGGCACGACGTATTTTTGAACGAATCCAATAAACTCTGTGAAAGCTTCTTTGTTGTCGTCGATTGCTTTTGTGATTGGCTTAAAAAAGTCAGCGAATTTTCCAAGTGCCGGCACAACCTCATTTACAACGAATTCGACTAGTCGCTGAATGATTGGCAGAAGTTGCGCACCGACTGATTCTTTCGCTTCATCGAATGTGACTTTGAGAATCTGAAGTCGTCCGGCGAATGTGTCTGCGTTAGCTGCGGCCGCTCCACCGAATAGATCCGAAAGCCTTGTCTGCGTCTCTTCGAATGACATCGCCTTGAGCTCTGCTGAAGATAGTCCGATGCCTAGTTTGCCTAGAGCTGCGGTGTTGCCGTCGTATGCCTTACCAAGTGCGTTAGCTACTGAATCCAAGCCTTTGCCAGTAGCTTGAGAAATGTCCAAAGCAAGATTGAGAAGATCCTGAGCCTTTGTGACGTCGTTTGTTGATAGCGAAAGTCGCTGCAAGGCTGGACGAAGTTTATCGTCTGCCACACCAGTGGCTAGTGATGTCTTGAGAATCTGCTTTTCGACTGATGCAATCATTTCATTCGTTGCACCAGTGGCATTCTTTAACGCAGTAGCAAGGCGAATCTGAGCAGCTTCATCTTCAATCGCAGCTTTAACTCCATCGACTGCAAGCTTGACGGCGTAGGCTCCAGCAGCAGCTCCGGCGGCTGCGAATGCCATGCCAGCCTTCTTGCTAAATTCGCCCATCTTTGATGATGAGTTATCAACGTCTCCGTTGGCTTGAGCCAGCGACTTTTTTAACTGATCTACATCAGCAAGAATTGAGAGCTTGAGTGTGCGCGATTGTCCGGCCATTTACCACTCCTTCAAGATTCGGTCAAAAGCATTTTCCCACTTGTCAATGATGTCTGGCTGGATTTCGCGTAGTGTCGGATAAATAAACCAACCTTTGGAACCAGCGCCTTTTGTAGATTGGCCTGACCAGACTGGGAATTGCTTAAACTTGTTAGATCCGAACTCTGTACCGCCCCAGAGATCCTTTGTTGTGCCACCGCCGGAAAACTTTTGACTTACGAAGCCGAAAGAGAGCTCACCAATCTTGGAAGATTTCGACACACGGGAGCCACTGGCAATTCTGTCGGCGGCCTTGCCTCTGGTGACGGCTTTCTGCTGGATTTTGCCTTGAGCGAATTCTGCCAGAGCTGAGGATTCTCTTTTAGCTGCATCAGTAGCTTCTGCGTCCATCGCCTTGAATGCTGATGTAATGCGACGAAGATCTGCCTTGTCATAGGCAATCTCAACGTTGTCGCTCACTTTGTTTCTCCAGTATCTCGAAAGCCGTATAGATCTGCTCCGCCGTCGTCCATTCGCTCATCGGAATTCCTGTGGCTATGGCTAACTCCACCAGGATTCGATTTACGCTTCCGGCGGCGTAACTTTTGGGAGAACGTCACCGACTGTCACGTCGGCCACTGTTTCACACCAGATTTCATAGCCTTTAATTGGCTTGCCACCGGCTTCACGTTTCATCGCATTCCACGCAAGGAAGAGAAGATCAGAGATTCCAATCTTCTCCTGCGCCTGCGAGATTGTGCTGCCTGTCTTTTGTTCCCACTTAGCCCACTCTGGCGGCTGAGCCGTGTAAGTGCCGAACTCGCCAGAGGTGTATTCGATTGTGATTGGTAGTCTCATTATGTGCTCCCGTTTCTCTTTCGATTAGCTGATTGTTAAGACTGGTGTTGAAGCGCAAAGCATTGACCAAGAATCTGTCTGTGCATCTGGTGCAGTACCGCCAGCAG